TATCACGCTGGAACGAACGAGCTAAGTGCAGACATTGTATTCAACAACGTTACTTACGCTGCATACCCGATTGAAGTTGATGGCTTTGAGATGACAACTAAAGGCGTTTTGCCGCGTCCGTCAATGCGGATTGCTAATGCCAATAGTGCAATTTCAGCATTGATCATTCTTTATAACCCGTTAAAAGCAAAGGTCACACGGATCAGGACATGCAAGAAATTTTTAGACGCAAGTAACTTCTCTGGTGGCAATGCAACGGCTGACCCTACTGCAAAATTTGAAGATGAGATCTGGTATATCGATCGGGTTGCCAGTGAAAATCCTCAGCTTGTTGAATTTGAGCTAGCCAGCTTATTGGATCTTACAAATCTTGCTTTACCTCGTCGTCAAGTTTTAGAACATTGCCCCTGGCAATATCGCGGTTCAGAGTGTGGGTATAAAGGCAATAACTATTTCAATATAAACAATGAGAGAACAACTGCGGGGCAAGACGTTTGCGGCAAGACCTACCGCAGTTGTCGTCATCGTTTTCCTGGGAAACAAAATTTACCGTTTGGAGGATTCCCTGGTGCAAGACTTCAGGGTTGACGCTGAAAGACACGCTGTAGAACAATCACCAAAGGAGGCTTGCGGTGTTGTAATGAGCGGTCGTTACTGGCGTTGCAGGAACATTGCTGATAATCCTGAACAAGATTTTATGTTGAATCCTCGTGATTATGCTGCTGTTGCTTTGTATGGAACGGTTGAAGCTATTGTGCATTCACATCCACAAGGCGGTCCAGCAAGCGAAGCTGATTTGGCTTCATGCAAGCAGACCAATCTGCCTTGGCACATTTATTCCGTTCCTGGTGAGAAATGGTCAACTATCAATCCTTGATCGGACGACAGTGGAACTATGGGGTGAATGATTGCTTCTCGTTGGTACGGGATTTTTTTAAGTTAAAGGGCATAAGCCTGCCTGATTTTGGAAGACCAGAGGATCTTGAAATCTCTGAAAGCATCTTTTTGCAGCAGGCAGAAGCAATTGGATTCAGGCAGGTCAAGTGGGGCCAAAGGAAAGCTGGTGATGTTTTAATCATGCGGCTTCATACTCGTACACCAATGCACGCAGCAATTTTGTTGCCTGATGAGCAGATTTTGCATCAAAGGCAAGATTCATTAAGTGCGATCGAGCCATTGCGACGGTATTATGTCGAAAGGGTCGCGGCAGTATTTCGATATGGAGCAGACCGTTCGGCTGCTGGGTGATCTAGGCGAAAGGTATGGCGCAAAGCACGTCTACTACGATTTACGCACGCCTGCGGATGCAATCAAGCTACTTTGCATCAATAAGCCTGAGTTTCAGGAAGAACTAATCCATGCACACGAAAACGGTGTTGGTTATCGGCTGATCCAAGCTGGAACAGATCTTGACTATGCGGACTTGAAGTTGCCTTTGGGTAGCAATGATTTAATTTTGACGCCTGTTATTACGGGTAGTGGCGGAGGCAAGGGCCAGGTTTTGCTTGGTATTGGTTTGATTGCTGCGTCGTTTTTACTGCCTGGTGCTGGTTTGTTCGGGGCTGTTGGTGCGTTTGGCGCTGGTGCCGCTGGCGTTGTTGGCATTTCAACCACCGCTGTTTTAACCGCCACGGCGTTCGGAACCGCAATTAGCGCGATTGGCGCAAGCTTGATCCTTGGCGGTGTTTCGCAGATGCTCTCGCCTCAGCCGACTATCCCCAAGTTGCGTGGGACTGGAATGAGGGGAAGTGGTGAATCTGGCTCTACTGATGGCCCTCAATCAGTCACCCGTGGAGCGGATGGCAGACAGTCTTATTCATATACAGGTGCAGCTAATACTGTTGGAGTGGGAGCAACTATCCCTGTTGCGTATGGGAAAGTATTAGTGGGCAGCCAACTCTTGTCAGCTCGCATTGTTGTTGAGGATGAGTCAGACAAGCTCAAGAAATTTATCAGGGAACCCGGCCCAGACACTGTGCTTGTCGGTGGTGAAAAGCTAGAAGGTTTAACTTATGCTTCTGGTTTTAGGTTCCGTAGGTGGACACCTTCAATTGTTAAATTCAAGCTACAAAGTAGCGATGGAACGGGTACAGCTAACAAGCGAAGGACTTTAAGCCTGGGCGAAGGGAATGCAGTTACTCTTGCGGAAGCTGATTATAAAGATGACGTCAAAAGGAAAAATTACATGATTATGTTTAGCTTGCCAAACGGGTTGTTTGATTTTGTAAGCGGTCCTGGCACGACAAAAGTAGATGGGTTTATTACTTTTAAGGTTAATTTGGCAATTTCAACAGACGGTGATGACCCTGATGTCAGTAGCTTCCAGGTCACGGTTCAAGGGTTGCTGTTACCGGGCCAAGCTTATCGTTGGATGCAATATATTCAATATCCTGAGATTGACGACGGCTTGGACCCAGACAAGGTCAAGGCAAAAGTTTCTATTGTCGATTTCAGGTGTCACAGTAGCTGCAGATTGCGAATAGAGGCTAATGGGCATGAACAATTTCGTAAAAGCTCTTACAACACTGCTGCTCTAGAGGCTTGATCAATGGCTTTAAATTCCACTTCCACCATCAAGATCGTCGATTTGCTTTGTGAAGGCCCAATAGAAGGGATTGTTGGCAAAGAGAGAGGGGTTTTTATTGATGAAACACCTATCAAGACTGGAAATAGTTCTAACTTCCCAGTTGGAGACATATCGTATGACTTCCGTCCTGGAGGAAGAACGCAGGGAAGGCTTGGCCAAGCAAGCGGAGAGACGAGCACAATCACGGATGTAAACACAGAGATTGGCAGCAATTATTCAGAAGTCTTGAATGCGGATAACGAGGTCAAGAAAAGAGACTACGGGCAAGGCCAACTAATTCGCCAAATAACGGACGAAGAGGCTGATTTTGTGCAGCTTCTGTTTACCATCCCTCGTTTGTTTTCTACAGCAGCAGAAGGACTCGCCAAAGGGCAACTTTTTAACGGTTCAATTCAAATAAGTGTTTTCATTCAAGACGCTGGGAAGAGCACCAACTATAAAAGAGTTTTTCGCCGCACAATCACAGGAATTTCTACAAACAATTATCAAATTCAAACGCCACAGCTTGAGCTAAAGGGCAAAGGCCCCTGGAACATTAAAGTGGTCAAAGGCAATTTAAGGGAGGATTCTTTTGAGGTTAGTTTTAATAATTTTACAGAAATAGACAAAAAAACTTCATTGCAAAATGGTCGGGCTAATCAAATCCTGTGGACAAGCCTGACCGAAGGTCAATACGTTAAAACGCAATATCCATTCTGCGCTGTTGCTGGCGTTGACATTTCAACTGAGCAGTTTGGAAGTTTGCCGACTAGGGCGTACCTGATTAAAGGGCGCCCGGTTAGTATTCCAAGCAATGCCAGGGTAAGAAGCAATGGCAGTCTTGCTTTTATTGGCTCTTTTGACGGCAGCAGCAAAACAGCTTGGACAACATGCCCGGTGTGCTGTTGGCGCGATATGGTGACAAACTCTCGTTATGGAGCGGGAGATTTTATTGCGTCAGAAAATTTAAGTTGGGCGGATTTGTACCCGTTAGTTCAATACGCAAACCAACAGGTAAACACACCTAGGGGAAAAGAAGCAAGATTTGCCTGCAACACCGTTATTGGCAGCAGGGCCGAAGCTTTTAACGTACTGCAAGACCTTGCAAGCGTGTTTCGCGGGATGATGTATTGGCAAGCAAATACTATTCAAGTGTCTGCTGATCATGGGAACCAAAATGGCAGCGATGTTACGCCAGTTCATCTTTATAACAATAGCAATGTAATCGATGGCGCGTTTAATTATTCAGGAACCTCGCTCAAAACAAGAAGCACAAGTATAAAGGTCCGATACAATGATCCTGATAATTTTTACAAATCAAACTTTGTTTGTGTCGAAAACGCTGAGTTAATTGAAAAGTATGGATACCAAACAAAAGAAATTATTGCATTTGGCTCAACGTCTGAATATCAAGCGCAACGCCTCGGTCGTTGGATGCTTGCTTCAGAAGAGCTTGACGGAGAGACTATTCAGTTTGCAACTGGTTTGTCTGGTGCGGTTGTAATTCCTGGGCAGGTGTTTGCTGTTGCAGATGAAATGCGTCAAGGCGCAAGGATTGCCGGAAGAGTTAAAATCGCCAATTCTGCTACTCAGGTTGTTGCTGATCAGACTATTTCCTTGCCAACCGGGAGCAGCCACAAACTGACATGTATTTTGCCAAATGGAACGCTAGAAACAAGGGACATTTCCAGTGTTGTTGGAACGGCTATTAACACGTCTTCCGCTTTTAGCTCCGCACCGCTGGCACAGTCTGTCTGGTCAATTTCAAGCACGGCTGTTGTAGAGCAAAAGTTCCGATGCTTGTCTGTTTCTGATAACGGAGACGGTCAGTATGCGGTTGTAGGGGTTGAGCATAATGACAGCATTTACGCTACAGCGGACAGTGCAAAAACCCTGGAATTTGAGGATGTAACCCTTTTCAATGATAGAGCCGCAAAACCAACCAACCTTAAAATTTCTAGCACGGAAATTAGAGTCAATCAGAACATCGTTAACCGTGCAATTGTCACCTGGACGAGAGGAACTAATGGGTCAACAATCAGCTATGACGTTCGCTTTAAAGTTGGCAAGGGGAATTACGTTTCAAGAGAAACAATTAATGCAAACATTGAAATCGATAATTTAGATCCTGGGCGGACTATTACTGTTCAGGTTCGTGGCGTTGGCGCGGGCATTGAAGCAAAGAAATCAGCTTGGGTCACGTCAAGTTTTACGGTTCCTAATCCGATCGTAGAGCCTGATGAGCCCGAAGCAGTCTTGCTGCCTCCTGATCCTATTAACGTTACGGCTCAAACCACTGGTGAAGATGGGGCAATTATTCGCTGGGCTATTCCAACAACTGGTCAAAACGTAAGTAATTTTAAAGCCATTATTAGGCATTCCAGTAAGACCGATGGGACTGGGACGTGGCCAAACAGTACGCTTCTGCGCCAGGTAAAAGCAGTTACCAACTCAGTAGTTTTGCCGTTAATTGAAGGTGAGTATCTAGTCAAATTTGAAAATGAAAACGGACAACGCAGCACAAATGCAAGAAGCGCCGTTATTGATCTCCCTAACCCAATCCCAAGGCTTAATATTTCTGTGCGTAGAGAAGATCAAGATGTTCCACCGTTTCAAGGTGATAAAGATGGGGTTTTCTATGACGAAGAGTATGACGGCCTTGTGCTTGATGGTGACTCAACTTTTGATAATGTTGTTGATGTTGACCTGCTTGATTCGTTTAATTTTGTTGGGATAAGATTAGCTGCTGGGAATTACTATTTCAGGGACGTATTAGACCTTAGCGGAAAATTTAGTGTGTTATTTGAAAGGACATTAACCAGTCGCGGCTTGTATCCATCTGCTTCTGTTGATGGACGAGAAGAAACGCTTGATCGTTGGGCTGATTTTGATGGAACGCTTGCGGACGATACAAGCGCAAATTTGTACTTTAGGACTAGCGATCAGGTAGCAACAGATGAAGAGCTGCTACTTGAAAATAGTGACTTCTTCTTGCTAGAGGATGGATCAGATAAAATTCGCATGGAATCAAATCTTGATTTTGGCCCATGGATTCCAATGGAATCAGGTCGTTTTACGGGTCGTCAGTTCCAGTTCAGGGCAGAGCTTGAAACGTTCCACCCAGACCAAACCCCAATCGTTGATGAGCTTGGGTTCACGATGCAGCTTGAGTCACGAACGGAAAGCAGCGCCACCATTGCCTCTGGAGCGGGTGCAAAGGTTGTGACGTTTGCGAATGCTTTTTATCAAACTCCAAGTATTGGTGTTTCCGCTTCCAATTTTGCTTCTGGGGATTACTATGAGGTGACATCAGCCACCCGCACTGGTTTTACGGTTACGTTCAAAAACAGCAGTGATGCTGCCATTGATCGAAACTTCCAGTATCAAGCCGTCGGCTACGGCACCGAACAACCTTAAAGATGGCTACTCACGATTACGTCATTGCTAACGCTTCAGGCGCGGCGGTCAGAGCTGACCTAAACAACGCTTTGGCGGCAATCGTCAGCAATAACAGCAACGCAACAGAGCCCGCAACAATGTATGCCTATCAATGGTGGGCGGACACAAACGCAGGAATCTTAAAATTTAGGAATGCTGCCAATGATGCTTGGATCGATATTGTTCAGCTAGACGGAGAATATACAACGATTGGCTTAGAGAACGGATCAGCGGCAGCGCCGTCCTTGTTTTTCAAGGACAGTGGCACTGACACCGGACTGCTTAGTCCAGGCGCTAACTCGGTTGCTATTTCAACGGGCGGAACGCAAAGAGTAACAGCTGACAGCTCCGGTAGGTTGTTGATAAACGCGACGAGCAGCCGCACTGTTGGTGGAGCCATTGCCGCCAAATTGCAAATTGAAGGAACAGATAGTGCGGCTAATACGACAGCCTGTTCAGTTTCGCAAAATAGCAATAATACAACTGGCCCTCGTTTGATGATGGCGAAGTCACGAGGAACGTCAAACGGCTCTTCAACAGTTGTTCAAGATGGCGATGAGTTGGGAATTATTGATTTTGCTGGAGCTGATGGCACTGACGCCGGTACATCTGCGGCGCGAATTACTGCAAAAGTAAATGGAACTCCTGGTGCTAATGACATGCCTGGGTCTTTTACGTTTAGCCTTACAAAGGATGGAGCCAGCAGCACAACAGAACGATTAACCCTTCTGGAAACTGGGCAGCCTAATTTTTTCACAGATTCAAATTTTAATATTAGGTCTGGTCAAAGTAGCGCCAGTGTAGCCATACTTCAAATTAAGGCTTCTGCTTCAAGCGTTTCCACTGGCACTAATAAATTTATCGTTAGAGCGGATGGCGATTGTGAAAATACAAACAATAGTTATGGAGCAATCTCAGACGTAAAGCTTAAAGAAAACATTGTAGACGCTGGTTCTCAATGGGATGATTTAAAGGCTATTAAAGTCAAAAAATACAACTTCAAGGCAGAAACAAGCCATGGCACTCACACCCAGATTGGCGTAATTGCTCAGGAAATTGAATTAATTTGCCCTGGGCTTGTCAATGAGACTAAAGACACGGAAACGGTTGAAATCCCAATCTTAGACAGCAAAGGTCGTCCGGCTTTGGATGATGACGGAAACCCTCGCGTAAAATATAAAGAACAAGAGACTGGTGAGGTTACTAAAACTGTTGGCTATTCAGTCCTTTACATGAAAGCAGTTAAAGCTTTACAAGAAGCGATGGAACGAATTGAACAACTTGAAACCAAAGTTGCTGCTCTTGAAGGAGGTGCAAGCTAATGGCTGACCGTAAAATTTCGGCTTTAACAAATCTCACTTCACCTGCTACGGGTGATCA